GAGCCAAATGATTGGCGTCGATCGCCCGCATGATGCCGTCATACGGCTCGCCCTCTGGGGAGCGACCCGGCGTCATTTCAGGCTGATAGCGATAGCCGCAACTCAGGCTCTTTTGCCGCTCGCTTTCGATGCCTTTGATCGCTTCCGCGTCCCAGATATTGAGCGGCGCATAAAGCGTGTCGCCGTCCATTTCGACAGGCTCGCCGATCGATCCCACGGTTAATTCGCGCGGGTGTTCGTCCGCGGATACCGGCTTATGTTCGAGCAGGATCGGCTTGCCGACAAAGCCCTTGGCGCCCTTGGCGAGTTCGTCGGGATGGCGGTAGAGTTTGTAAATCTTGGCGGGGTCAATCCCGAGTTCCTTGAATCCGGGGATTTCCGACCCGAGATATTCGGAGACCACCGCCTTGCTGATCGGCGTGCGCTCGACGCGAAGGTGGCCGTTGTCGTCAAAGGTGCGCACGCTCGCGCGGTCGAAGGCCAGCGCGTCATGCGCCTGCTTCACGCCAACCGCAACGCCGCCATTCGGCGCGGTCGCAAGTTCGTCATCCGCCTGCGTCTCGAACAACGCCAGCATCAGCCGGTCGTAAAAATCATCCTTGTCATCCTCGCCATAGGCGAGGTCCACGGCGGCGACGAACCGGTCGCGCCAGCATTCATCCTCGCCGGCCTCGCGATATGACGTGGCGACGGCTTGCGCACGCGGATGGCCTGCGCGCCGCATCTCCTCAATGTCATGGGAGATAGCGGCACGGTTTGAACCGTGCATCGATGGCATGATGTTTAGCCGAATCCTCTAATCACAGGACGCCCAACGCAGCGGCAGTTGATCTCCGTTCCCGGCCATATCCGCTTGTCAATCGCGGGGTCTAGCCAACCTTCGGCGACGTTGTAGCGTTCCTTGTCGCGCCCCGCCTTCGCATGCGAAGGGCGTGGGTGCTTGCCGGCGCCGCTGTGAACCCAGATGGCTTCGTCGACGCCGATCTCTATTTGACGCGCGCGGGTTAGCGCCGCCGTGGCCTTGTTATTCTGATCACGCGAAATGAATGCAGCTCGGCGCTTGGTGACGCCAAGCTGCTCCCGCAAATCCTTGGCGAGTTGCCCAAGGTCGCGCCCAGTTTGAACCGAGCGCGTCACCATCCCCTCGACTCTCGTCAGATATTGGGACGGAATCGATTTGATCAGCGCGACATTCTCATTGACCGTGGCGTTCAGCACATCGCGCTGCGCCCTCGTCATTTTCCATTCGACCGTGAGGCCGGCGTCCTTCAAAATCTTCTTCAGCGCCGCGTCGGAGCGCGTCGCCACGGATTGCGCGAACCATTCACCGAGCTTTTCAGCCGCTTCGTCGAATTTGGCGAGCCAGCGTCTGGCGAGGCGCCGCATCGCGGCTTTCAGCGCATTAGCCGAGAGTTCGTCTTGCGCGAGAGCCGGCGGATTGGCGCGGTATTCAGCGGAGAGCCAATACTCGATGCTCGCGCCCATCTCTTCGATCAGCGCTTCAATCTTGCGGCGATAGGCGAGTTCCAGGCCCGCATTCGCGCGGATCGGGCGCAGGATTTTTTCGCTCTTGTTCCTGCGGAGCGGGCGGCGTGTCGTCATGGTCAAGCGGGTTGAACGCTTCGTTTAGTTCGCATTAACTCAGCGGCTTCCCGCCGCCGAGCCCGAGCAGTTCCATCAACGTCGCCTTCACCATGAGCGCCTGCCTCCCGCCAATTCAGGCCGCCTAGACTATCCCCGTCGCCTTCCTCGTCAAGCGGGCGCCCTTTGACGCTCAAAACCTCGCCTTCGACTTCCTCGCGGTCCGGCATTTCGTCAATGTCGAGGCCGGGATACAATGTGTCCTCGGCGTTCGCGATGCGCTGGCGCTCTTCGTGCGGGTCAAGCACGCCGCTGTCGATCTCGATCTGGGCGGTCTCGGCGTTGATCTTGCGCACTTCGGCCGCTTCCTTCTCCGACATCTCCCACAGCGGGTTCCACTGCCAGGTGATATCGGGATCGACCTCGCCGAACAGATGAGTCTGCATCACGTCGCCTATCCGGCGAACGCCCGGCGTTCCGATGCGTTCTTGGCTCGCTACGATGCTATCGTAGAACACCCTGATCTCGCCATCGCTGGAAGCGTTGAGCCCGGACGGCGTGACGCCGAGCAGCTTGACCAGCGGAATACCGGACGGATAGGCCATCTGCTCGACCGAGGCCGCTAGCAAGGCGTCAAGCCCGGAAACTGACGCCGAGACGTTCTTGAAATCCTCGGTATCCTTGCCCGCGACGAATATCCCGAGGTTGTCGCGGGCCATGTTGAACAGGTTCAGCCGCTCGACCAGCGCCGCGGCGCCGCCAGGCTGTAAATATTGCGCGCCATCGGTCAACAGCACCATGACCGAGAATGCGTGGATCAAATCGCTCACGCTGTCGCGCGTGCGCAGCCAGTTCTCGACATACGGCCAGAGCAATTGCGTCAGCGGAACGCCACCGAACATATAGGATGGCTTTAGCACATCCGGCACGGGCCGCGAGCAGAAGGTCAGCAACCGCGACGAATGGACCTTGGCGCCCTGAACGAACCACGACTGCGGCTCATAGAAATCGGCGCGGCGGGGATCGGTCGAATTGTATTCGTTCGGATAGGTCCATATCGGCTCGACAAGCCGAAGCCCGCGCAGGTCGCCCTTGCCAAGGTTGGCGCCGAGCGCAAGTGGCTTGTCGTCGTCCGCGCGCTTATCCTCATCGACGGTCTTCGCGTCGATATAGATATGCGAGCGTCCGAAGAAATTGTCCCTTTCGAACGCCTTGCGGAACAGCTCTTGCACGTTGAATTCGTCGAACCCGTCGTGCAGCGCCTTGATCTTATCGCTCTTGTCAGCGTCTTCGCTCGTCGAGACGAACTTACCCCATTTGCGGGTCATCTCATTGGCGAGAATTTCACTCGGCCGGCGAAACTCGGTGATTTGGGCCAATTCGCTCAACAGCGGATAGCCCATGAAGCCGTAGCCGCCCCATTCAACCCGGCGCGCCCATGCGTATGTCTCGGATAGCGCGCTGTCCTGCGCCATGCCGGCCCCGCCAACCGCCTTTTTGAGCGCGGGCGGCATTTCCGGCAGATTGGCCGGCGACATGATGCGGTGCGGCAGGACTTCGCGCTTGCGTTCGCCGGCCGCCTTCATCAGCGCGGCCGCTTCGGCGTAGAACCTCGCGAGTTGGGCGGCGGTGGGCTTCTTTTGCGCCTCGGCTTTTGGCTGTGGCGACACTTGGCGCGCCGGGCGACGTGACATCAGCGCGCGCGCGTCAATGCGGCGAATTGTTTGGCGAAGTCTGAATCGACGCGAACCTTTGCACGCCGCTCCGCCTCGATCGCATAGCGCAGCGAATCGACGACATGGTTGTCTTTGTCTTCAAGCACTGGCAGAACTTCCCCGGTCTTGTCGTCGACCTTAAACGAATAGAGCGATAGTTCGTCGATCAGGTGCTTGCAGCGCGGGTGAACGATGATATCGAAGCTCTTCAGGAACTCGATCCCATCCTCTACCGAGCCCTTTCCCTTGATCGCGGGGGTGATGTTGAACCCGCGCTTTTGCATATAGCTGATCGTTTCAGGCCGCGCGTTATCGGCGGTGATCCGCCAGCGTGTCGCGCCCTCGATCCCACTATAGCTTCGGCGGTTCTCCCAATGCGCCGGGCGCCGGGTGTCATCCCCAGCGAACAGCGCAGGCGTATCATCAATCTCGCACCCGACTTTATATACCTCTTGGTCGACGTAGAGCCGCCGGCCTTCAACGAAACAGCGCACGAGAACGGTCGGGTCGACGCTGAACCCCCAATCCGCGCCGAAGAATAACCGCGCGGTATCCGGCGTATCGAACTCTTCAACGCGCCAGTTGCGGAATACCCGCGCCTCGCTGTTGCGCTGATAGCCGCCAAGCCAAATATGCGCGTATTTGTCTGGATCGCGTGATTGATCCCAGTCCTTTTCTTCCCTTAGAACATCTGGGAACCAAGGATTATCACGCCAATTCGCCTCGACGACGATAGCATTCGTCGGCAGGCTCTCGCCCCGCAACAGCGCGTCAACCGGGTCTTTCGGGCTGTCCGGGTTCCATGAGAACCACAATTCCGAGCCGGGCTTGCGGATCGTCGGACGAAGTAGGTCAAGCGACCGCTGCGACTGCGATTGCGCTTCTTCCACCCACCCGACGTCATACCCCTCAAGCGACTTGATCGAATCCGCCGTATGATTCTGCATGCCTTGGAAGATGATCAGCCCATCGCCTGGGCATTCAATCTTGTTTTCAAGGACGCGGAAATACGATCCGACGCCAAGCGCCTGAATTTTATCCTCCAGCAGCCGTTTTACCGACTGCTCAAGCGACTTTTGCACCTCGCGGATGCAGACGGCGCGCGTCGGCGCCAGCATGCACCGCTCGATTAGAGACTCGGCGAAGAATTGTGACTTCCCGGAACCCCGACCTCCGAACGCGCCCTTATAGCGGCTGGGCTGCAATAACGGCAGAAA